CAGCTTTCTACACTACAAAAAGAGGCAAGAAACAATGGACAATTACACGTAGCTTTAGGTTGTATTAACGCTATGGCAAAGATTGCACAAATAACAACATGAGCATCTTAACTAGAGAAGGATCAGTATTAGATATTGCAGGTACAAGCGGAGTTTCGATTGATATAAAACAATTATTGGAAAATATCAGAAATGATCTTCACGAACCACAAAGAGAGTTTTTTGATAACAGCAATACTGAGATACTAGGCTTGTCAGCTGGTTATGGTGCTGGGAAAACTAGAGCGCTTTGTGCAGTATGTGTGAAACTTGCAGCACTCAATGTAGGATTTACTGGTGCAGTAATGGAGCCTACAGGTTCTTTGATTCGAGACATCTGGCAAAATGACTTTGAACAGTTCTTAGAACACTATGAAATACCTTACTCATACAGGGCTAGTCCATTACCAGAGTACATATTGCATTTACCTGACGGAGATACAAAGATATTATGTAGAAGTTTTGAAAACTGGTCTAGGATAATTGGTCTAAATTTGGCTTTCGTGTTGGCAGATGAAATAGACACTGTAGCCCCATCTGTGTGTGATAGGGCATTTCCAAAGATTTTAGGTAGGTTAAGATCTGGTAATGTCAGGCAGTTTTGCGCAGCAAGCACACCAGAGGGTTTTAGATGGATGTGGAATACATTTGGATCAGAGGCAGCACAGGAAAGAACAGACCGAAAGCTTATAAGAATGAGAACGCAAGACAACCCACACTTACCAGAAGATTTTATTGAAAGAATGCAAGCAAACTATGACCCTAGTATGTTGCAAGCTTATCTCAACGGAGAATTTACCAATCTCACAACTGGGCAGGTATATGACAGATTCGTAAGAGAAGATAATATTGTCGATACTATTCCAAGTATCCAGATGGAGCCATTAAGAATAGGTGTAGACTTTAATATTGGAAATATGAGCGCGGTTATAGGAATAAAATTAGGAGAAAAATTGTTAATAATTGATGAGATTGTGTCAGCACACGATACAGACGCACTTGCTCAAGAAATAATCCGTAGATATCCTTCTAATAAGATTTACGTCTACCCTGATGCTTCAGGCGGCAATCGTAGTACTAATGCAGCAAAAACAGACATACAGATTCTTGAATCCTATGGCTTCACTAATCTTTCAGCCAAAAGCAATCCAGCAATCAGAGATAGAGTCTCTGCCGTACAGGGTTTGTTATGCAACGGAAAAGGGCAAGTACGTCTACAAATCAATGCCAGTTGCAAACGTATGATTGAATGTCTAGAGTTACAGAGTTATACAGATAAAGGCGAACCAGACAAAGACGCTGGTTACGACCACATGAATGACGCACTGGGATATTTAGTTTGGAGAGAGTTCAATCCATTATTTGCACGTGCGGGCAAACCTACAGGCATTAGAATATATTAAGAACATGGTACTATTGAGGCAAAACTGTGTATAGCTCACTAAATATTTACAATCAGCCCATTACACAAGCTGCTACAACAGTTGCCAGCCCTAATGCGGCATATCAAAGAATGGCTCAATTTTGGGACTTAATTACGGACTTAAAGGAAGGCACATATAAGATCAGAAGCGAACACAGAAAATATTTACCACAGGAAGCTAGAGAGACTGACGATAGTTATGACGTTAGACTTAGTAGGTCAACAGTAGTACCTTATTTGCAGCGTATAGAAAAAATGCTTTCAGGTATGCTGGTAAGAAAACCAGTAAGATTAGATGATGTAACAGACCTAGTTAGAGAGCAGCTATTCGATGTAGATTTAGAGGGTAATGATCTCAATGTGTGGCTATACCAGACAGCAAGGCAAGCTATAAGCTTTGGTCATGTAGGTGTTTTAGTAGATGCCCCAAAAGAAGGCGATAAGACTAGGCCATATTGGGTTACTTATACACCAAAGGATATATTAGGCTGGCGATCTGAAATTATTGAAGGCTCAAGGCAGTTAACTCAGCTTAGATTAATGGAACAGGTGGTAGAACCTGACGGAAAGTACGGAGATAAAATAATCAAACAAATTCGAGTTTTAGAGAGAGGTAGGTACGAGATTCATAGAAAAGACGATAAGAAAAATGAGTATAGATTGTTTGATGAAGGGGAAATGAGTCTAAAAGATAAGATTCCTTTTGCCATCGCTTACTCTAATAGAGTTGGTTACTACGAAAGCCGCAGCCCACTATATGACATTGCAGAACTAAACCTTAAGCATTATCAAATACAATCTGACCTAGATAATATTTTACATATTAGTTCTGTACCATTACTTGCTGTCTTTGGATATCCCAATGCTGACGAGATTACTACTGGACCCAGTGAGGCACTATCTTTACCACCAGAGTCAAGAATGGAATATATTAGTCCATCAGGAGACAGTTATGATAGCCAGTTTCAGAGATTAGCAGATATTAAAGACCAAATAAACACACTATCACTAGCAGCTGTACTAGGTCAGAAGTTAGTAGGAGAATCAGCAGAGGCCAAGCAAATAGATAGATCACAGAATGATTCGACCATGATGGTAATAGCGCAGCAAATGCAAGACTTAATAGATAACTGCTTAAGATTTCACAGCGAATATTTGAATGAAGCTAATGCGGGCAGTTCCTTTGTTAATAGAGACTTTGTTTCTGCAAGATTACAGCCACAAGAAATAACCAGCCTACTTACCCTGTTTACTGCTGGAACTATTACACAAGAAACTCTATTAAACCAATTATCTGCAGGGGAAGTATTAGGAGATGACTTTGACGTAGAGGAGGAGATTGAAGGCACACAAAGCGGTGGGCTAACAGAATCAGAACCACCTGAAGAGCCAGACCCAGAGCCTGAAGATGAAGAGGAGGAGGCACCAGAGGCAGAATGATAAATGAGTATTCCAGAGGTATTCTTTAGGGAGACTATTGACCTTAATAGATATAGCAATGCTGTAGCTAATAAATTTGTAGAAAACTATATTCAAGTAATTTATAGTGCTACGCAGCAACTTATCGAATTAGACAAAAGGCAGAAGAAAGCAGGGGTAGATATTGCAATAGCTCCCCAAACAAGAAAAAGATTAAGAGCAATCATTGCACAATCCAAGGCAAGTATGGATAGATGGTCTAAAGATGCAACGAAGCAAATGATAAAAGAAATGGAGGGATTAGCTAAGATACAGACAGGGTTTATTGAAGGTGAATTACAAAAGGCTGTTAAGTCTGGCAGTATTCCAATAAATTCAGTTGCAGTGAACCAAAGGTATGCAACTTCTTTTATCAAAACAGACCCCACGAAAATCAATATATTTACCAGCAAACAATTCACTGAAGATGATTTTATTAAGTTTGGGTCGGGTAAATTTGAATTAACCGCAAGGCAGGGTGCAATGATGACTTTGCCTAATGGTGAGACAGTAGAAAAAGCTTTTAGAGGTATAGCTACAAGGAATCAAGCATTATTAGCAAGAACTATTAGAGCTGGGGTCTTTAGTGGCGAACCAGTAAACCAAATAGCAAAGAAATTAGTAGGTCAATTAAATTTTGAAGATACTGCAAAAGCCGCTGGACAGACAAAGCTTGCAACTCATCAAATTAAGACAATAGTAAGAACTTCAGTTAATCAGGTACAGAATCAGGCTTCTCAAGCTGTATATGCAGCAAATAAAAAAGTAGCGCCTAGATATGAATATGTAGCAACCCTAGATAGCAAGACTAGCAACGTATGCAAAAGGCTTGATGGCAGAAAGTTTCAGTACAATAAGGGACCAACACCACCACAGCATTTCAACTGTAGGTCTACAACAGTTCCAGTTGTTGACTATGAGGGGCTAAGTAAGCGCGAAGGGTTTGAGGATTTAACAGAACCACCAGTAGGAAAGGTAGTTAGCAGACCTAGTGCTACTGGAAGAGTCCCACAAGGCACACAATATGGCGATTGGTTATTGCAACAAGATAAAAAACTACAAATAAAGACTCTAGGCACAGAACAAAAAGTAGATTTTTTTAAGAAATTAGCAAAAAAAGAAGGATCAGGACACGCGGCAATAAGAAAAATGATAAGGAATGATGGTACAGAGCTACCACTTGATAAGTTAGAAAAAATATATGCCAAGCCTGTAGTGGCTAAGAAGGTAAAAGCACCAGTAGCCAAAGCACCCAAGATTAAGACATCACCAACTATGACTACTGAAGGTGTTGATAAGTGGCTGGCTAAAAACAAGATTGGCAATATTCAAGACTTTACAGAGGAGAGTTTGGACAGCTTAGAGAAACTGGGAGGTTTAACTGAAAGGAATGTGAAGAGAATGCGACTATTTATGAAGAAGGCAAAAACTGTTAGTCAATACAACATGGATTATGAAAGAACCCCAACATACACAAATTTACAAAGTAGATTTTTGACAGGTAATAATCTAAAAGCTTTTGCAGAGTCTAATAAGGCTGTTAACAAAAGATTTGAATACATTAATACATTACCTGTAGACGATTTACCAGCAAATACGAAAGATTGGAAACGTATATGGAATGGGGTTGGCGATGGAATGCGAAAAAGGTTAACTTCTAGAAAAGTTTTATTCGATGACAGTATTGAAGAACTAAAAAACGGCCGATTACCTAAATTTGATTTCCAAAAGAAAGTAGTGAACAGTTTGTTTGGTTATGCAACTGAGGGTACAGCTGGCTTTACAAGTTTCCAAACAGGAATGATTCATACTAAATTAGAAAACGTATCTAGAAAAGTAACTGTTAATATTGCTAAAAAAATAAAAAAAATTTCGCGTGAAACTTTAGACAATAATTTCAAATTTTCAAAATTCAAAGGAACTAAATACGACCGATATATGCAAGGTCGTAGAGAGGGGATTTTTGAAGTTTGGACTAATGGTTCACCAATGGACGATTCATTTGATTGGTTAGATACACTGGTACATGAAATGGGACACCAAGTACACTACCAATCTGGTGCTTTAAATCTTGGCAGGCAATATGCAAAAGATAAAGGCATGACTTATGTTACTGGCTATAGTCGATCTAATCATTTAGAACAATTCGCAGAAGCTTTCACACAATATATTTTCAATCCAGAGGGGTTGCAAGAGAAAGCACCCCGCCTGTATAAATGGGTAGATGCAACTTTAGACCAATCTCTTAAAAACTTATGATGCTATTTGAAGCGGCAGAACTTATCAACAAGTTCCCAAAAAATAAAAGAGTACCAAAGCAAATTTACGATGCTATACAAAAATCAAGTGGTCGTGAAAAAAAAGACTTTCAACGATTAGTTGAAGGCTTATATGTTTTGGCTATTGAAGATGAGGACTTTGACATACTAAACAAATACTTTGGATAGCTATGCCATTAAGAAAAGGTAAATCACAAAAAATTATCTCGGCTAACATTCGTAAGCTTATGAGAGAAGGCAAAACACTTAAGCAGGCTCAAGCCATTGCATTAACAACTGCTAAAAAACGTAAAAGGAAGTAATATAGTTACAGCTACTTTTATTGTTATGCCTTCACACTATGGATCAATGAAACCAAAGGGTAAAAAGAAGAAAGTAAAAAAGGGTGGTAAAAAATAATGGGTTATACATTTAAGGTTCAAACTTATGATGAGCCAAAGCCAAAGGCTGTAAATTGTGAAGTTAAGCCAAAAACAAAGAAAAAAACTAAAAAGTGACTAGAAAACTAAGGCGAGTTCCAAAGGACAAAAAGACAGGGCTACCTAAAAAGTACCTGTCTGGTGCTAAAAATAAATCAGCAAAAGCTGCTGAGATTAAGAGAACTGCCGAGGCTTATAGAAAAGGACAGTATATTGATATTCAAGCTGTATCTAAATCACGTACTAAACAAAATGTCTCCACAAGCAAAAAGAAGAAAACCACTAAGCGCAAGCGTAAAAGCTAACCTTAAAAAAAAGGCTGAAGGTACACGCTTTTTTTATGGCGAACTTGCAGCGGTGTATAGAAAAGGTCAGGGCGCTTATTTGTCTAGTGGTTCAAGAAACGTACCTATGGCAGCGTGGGCTATGGGTAGAGTCAATAGTTATATGAGAGGAGATAAAGCTAGAACAGCAGACGCAGCAATTTATTCAAGGTACAACAAGAGAAGATGAAACTAACAACAAGGCAAAAAAATACTTTAGCAAAACATCAAAAAGCGCATGGTCATACTAAGGCGCACATGGATTTTATGAAGCGCAAAATGAGAGAGGGAGTTTCATTTACAGAGGCTCATAGATTAGCAATGAGAAGGAAGGGCAAATGAGTGATCCTAGACTAAAAAGGTTTGGACTTGCTGGTTTCAATAAACCTAAGAGAACACCATCTCACCCTACAAAGTCTCATGTTGTACTTGCTAAAGAGGGAGATAAAATTAAATTAATTAGATTTGGAGCGCAAGGGGCAGATACTAAACCACCAAGAAAAGGCGAAAGCATGGCAGATAAGGCAAAACGTAAAAGTTTTAAGGCTAGACACGCTAAAAATATTGCCAAAGGTAAAATGTCAGCAGCTTTTTGGGCAGACCGCACGAAGTGGAGCTAGTATTGTGAATAATTGTAAATTTTTTATTTATGGCTGACGAACCAAT